TTGTGCCGCCATAATTTATGTCTGCAGCAAGTGCGGACACCATCCAATTCGTGACACTTGGGGCACCATCTCGGTTTTTAACAATTATTAGCTCTGGCTGTACTCCAAGATTATGAGAAATTAAACGGCCTGTTGTGCCATCGCCCGTATAAGCCACCACGTCGAAGAAGCCGGGGGCGCGGCGGAATGTCTCGTATATAGCGGATACTCCACCCGAAACCCAGCCATCCTTAAAAAACGTATTTGAATCAAAGGCAGAGAGAGAACCTGTGTTTTCGGCAGTTGTTGCAGAAGTAAAAAGCACCGCTGTTTTTCCACGCAAGCGGTCCTGAGTCGACCAGTTATATCCCCAAGTACTATTTCGATCCCCCATGATCACCATGTCAACCGGGAAATCTGTTGTGACGTTACTTTGGCTTGTCTGAGCAACGGCTTTAAACACCTCCGTCGCATCGGTGGGCGTCTTCATCGGACCACGGCGGATGGCGATGTAGATATGGGTGTCGCCGTTCCCGTTGTAATCAGCACTTGAATTTGTAATCTGAAAGCCCGTTGCAGTCAGCGACAACGCATTAGTCAGCGTTTCTGCAGAACTATCATGCGGCATTAAGCGGGCATCATCTGACGCTGTTCCGTTGGTTACAATCCCCCGCATGTTGTCAAAGATCGTCCAAAAACTACCGTTTGAACTAGCGTTTTTCATCAGCACCCACTGCGGTTCCCAGCCCAAATCAATAACAGGTCCACTGGTGCTGGCATTCCCCGTATAGCTCCCACACTTAATTACACTTTCCGTGCCACCATCGCCAAACCCGCCAGCGTCGTGTGCAAATAAATAGGCGACGTAGGTGTTACCGAAGGCGTTGACGGTAGCCTCAGTGCCAACGGTAAACTCAGTACTGGTCGGTGCTGTGTCATTCCAGCGGGTATTGCTGTCGGCAGTTGCGGCAGTGCTGTTCAGCACCAAATAGTCAGTTTCGGGGTTGGCAGTATTGGCGCGGTGATAAACCTGCCAGTCGCCTGCGGTATCGGTGCGTTTGACGATGATGCAACCCGGCACGCTGCCAAGGTTATGGGCGACGGTGCGGTTGCTGCCACTCCCCGTATAAGTCACCACATCAAAGAACTTCTCCGCCTTGCGGAAGGTCCAGGAGGCGTAGTCATCGCCGTTGTTATTCCTTGCATCGGCAACATTACTTTCACCTTGCACAGTAAAACCACTGCTTCCGTGCTGGATCCCAAAGCTATTTGTGAAAACTGTTTGACTGTCAGTTTTATTGGTTCTTATCGTGGCGTTGTTTCCTCGCTCCGTATCCGATACAAGGTGGTCAGAGCCACTGGCATCTCGATTCTTAATCCAAACCATTCCCCCTTCACCTGTCAGATCAATCCCATTCGTGATCGTCTGCGTGGTGCCGTTGCCGGTGTAGAGGTAGGTGCTAAATACGTCTTCGATGTAAGCGGCGCCAGCTGGGGCAACTGCGCTAAGGCTGGCTGCTAGTGCTTTTTTATTCAACATCAGGCGTCACCCACGCGAGCGCCGTACACCTGACCGCCAACCTTCCATAACGTAATCACCGTGTAACCACTGGTATTTAACGTCGGTGCCACACCAGCATTGGTCTTCCACACCACGCCAGATCCACCAAATGTGGCATCAGTCCAAGTCAGCGTGTAATTCGTGCCATCGTTCACCATCAGCGTTACAGCCTCACCGTTGGCAAAGTTGGTGGCTTTCGGCGTACGGCTGGCGCCAAGCGTGATCAACTGCACACTGCCATTGCCCGGATCAATCTCAAACGCTACGCCATCGGTGATCGTATAAACGTCCTCCAGGATCGTGCCGATAATCGCCGGGTCGGTCAGCGTCTTATTCGTCAGCGTCTGCGTGCCAGTCAGCGTTACGTCGCCGCTGCCACCACCACCACCACCCGACACCCAGCTCAGCGTGCCAGAGCCATTGGTCTGCAGTAATTGACCGCTGGTGCCATCAGCAGACGGCAAAGTCCAGGTCACATTGGTCGAAACTGACGCCGGTGCCTGGAATGCAACCCAGTTGCTGCTATCCAGATCAGCAAACCGCAGGTCGCTCTGACCATTAAGCGTCACATTGCCGGTCAGAGTCCCACCAGTCAGCGGCACATAGGTGCTCGATGCAGTGCTGGTCGTCAGATAACCACTAATGCTTGCGCCAGTCGGGATGGTGACCGTGCCCGTAAAGGTGGGGCTGGCAATCGGTGCGTAGGTGCTGGCCGCAGTTGCTGCACTCAGCAAACCGAGGTTCGCAACAGTTACATCGCCAACCGTGACCCAGGCAGAGTTGGCTGCATTGCGAATCTTCAGCAGCGCCGGGGTAACGCCCGTATCAATCCACCATTGATAGGCATAGGTGGTAGACGGTGCAGTAGAACCCGAGTTTTGGCTGACGACCGCCGCCAAGATCGTGTTCAGCTCAGAGCGGAAATTAGCACCACTCTGATTGGCTATTGAGTAGTCGGTCGCCTGAGCCATTAGGTGATCTCCCTGCCGTGGCCGACAGCTTGGTAATCAAAAACCTTCGAGACCATGCTACCTCCACTGTCCCTAAAGGTCACGGTGAAGCCTGTACGAGAAACACTTGTGACCGCAAAGTAATCGCCCGTGTCCATATCCTGCGCCGTAATACCGATACTCGGCGTGGTGTAAAAGGCATTGGGGAAGGTGACGCTATAAGCCGAAGCGGCACTCGTAAGGTTGCGCTGGGTTTCAGTGCGGCGTTGTAATGCCGTAATCACGCCCAGCTCTTCGACAACGACGTTTTCACCTTTATTGCTGCTGGTCGCCACCAACTTGAACTGGAAGCCCCTGCCACGGGCAGTGTTATTGACAAATGGCTGCCAAGCATTCCAAGTCGGAGATCCACCGGGATCGGTATTTGTGGTACGGATGTAGAGACTGCAGTTAGCTTGCCCCAGGTCGTCACCATCCACGCTGTCCCACAGGTCGATCGGCTCCAAGCGGTCATCCCACAAGTTGCCGGGCTCGTAGGCGCGGGTCTTGAGGATGTTGCGAACATCAATGTCATAGACAGCACCGAGATCAAGCGTCTCGCTGAACTGGTAGCTGCCTTCGCTAACGGCACCGCCGATGTAGTCGATCAGGCTCAGGGCGTCCCAGTCGCCGTCGGTTGCCATGTTATCAATCAGCGTGCTCGATGCAAGGATCAAGCCGCCCTCTTCTGAGTTGTAGGACATTGACACCGTGGTGCCGTTGAACGGTGGGCTGTTGTCCTCCTCGCGGTATTCCTGGGCGACGTATTCATCCTGTGGGGCAGGCAGGTCAACAATTACGCTGGCAACACCAGCCGATTCATTGCCAAGGCTGTCAATTGCCCGGATGAAGTAGGTGCCTTCCAGCAGGGGGACGATTTTGCGCGTGCTGCTGCCATTAACAGCGGGCACGATGTCATTGGACTGACCCCAACTTGCGGTGCCATCAATCAGCGGCGAATGACGGATGCGAACCTTGCCGCCGATCTTTACGTCAATGTCGGTTGCCTGCGGCCAATACAGCTCGGCGTTTTTGTCGTCAATCGGCGCAATAAACAGATCCGGGATCGTGGTCGGCGGTGCTGTTTTGCCGATCGCATCAAACGTAAAAGTCGTTGGCGTTGAGGTTTTCAGTGTTGCCGAGACTGACACCACCTCAAAGGAGTAACGCCCTACGCCCGTGTTGATGATCTCGTAGTCGGGGGAGACCGACTCATGGATATTCCAGTTGCCATTGCCTAGGCGATACCGGACCTTGTAGGTCGTGCTGCTGATGACCGGGCGCCAGCTCAAGATGATCTTGGACAGAACCTGGCCGTTGCTTTCGTACAGCAGTTCCGTTGCCTTGATATCAGTTGGTGCCGGTGGTGGTTCGTTCAGATTGCTGATGTCCCGCGTGGTTAGGGGAACATCGCGCTCGACGTAGTTGTACTTGCTTGGGTTGTAGGAGATTGCCGTAATGTCATAACTGACCTCATCGCGCTCAGCGACCGTCAACACACGGAACAGTTGGGTCTCAATGCCGCTGTCCTGGTAAATCCAAATCGCACCAGGCTGGGGTGCATTACTGAAAGCACTGGCAACAGTGAACTCGTTAATGTTGCGGCTGCTGATCGTCTTGGTTTCGACGGTGCCATCCGGCAAAATCACCGACAACGTGGGGCTAGCACCAGAGAATCGGATGCTGCTTACGTCATCCACCGTGACTGTGGTGGCTGTGGCGCGGATGATTCTTCCGCCAGTGCGCTCTCCAGATCTGACCGGATCCGCAACTTGAATCACCTGCCCAGGACGGATAACAGCGCCAGCATCAATACCAGCGGTGAAGCTGACGGTTTCCGACTCGTTCTGGGACGTATAGATCAACCACTCGCCAAGACGCCGTGCTTGTGACCGGCTGGTGCAACCGAACGCATCAACCTCAGTTTTGATAATGCCGTAACGGGTAATTGAGGTTTGGTCCTCGACAACTTCAAACGATGTATCGCGGGCGCCGTTGATATCAAAGTATTTGACAATGGCAACGTTGCTGCGAGTTTTTAGACCGCTGCCTGAATACGCAAATCCTTCCTCAGTGACATTGCTGGTATTGAACAGATAGGTGGGATCTGTCGGGCGATCCTGTGAGATCGAAATGCTTCCTGCGCTCCAAAACGGCATTGCGCGGAAGATGGACGCCATCTGATTGATGACGTTGTAAGCATCGTCTTGGGTCTGGATGTTGACATTGCAGCTAAAGCGGGGCTCGGTGCCGCCATTGCCATCAGGTACCAGCTCGCTGCAATACTGCGAAGCGGCATAGAACGACCACTTATCTAGGTTGCTGGCAGTGATGAACTGCCCTGTGCCGTAGCGCTTGGAGGTCAGTAGGTCCCACAAACACCAGGCAGGGTCTGTCGTCCACTGGGCGTTAGCAAACGTGCCACCCCAGACGCCGGAATAGGTAAGCGCACCAGTAACGTTGCTTACGGTGGCGTTGTTAGGGATGGCAACTTTAATGCCACGGATGCGATAAGAGCGACTTGGTACGCTGCCAAACTCCGCTGAATTAACCCTCAGGCCGATCAGGGCGCTGTTTGGATACCGCAGGCGGGCATATTTAATTTCGGTGTAGGAAGTCCAGTAGATGTCACCAGCAACATTGGGCTCGGTGAAATCTGGGGTGACACGCACCACACGCACATCAACAGGTAGCGAACCAGTGAAGTTGAAGCGGATCTCTCGCTGATACAGGTCGGTGGTGCGTCCGACAAAGTTATCGAGAATAATTCGGACAAAAGGTCCGCCGTTATATGAAACTTCAATAGCGAAATCAACCGCCTCACCAAAGATGTCACCGTTTGATTGGTAATTCTGAAGCTGTGGTGTGGAAAGCGTTAGGCGCAGACCGTTGACGCCAGCGGTTGAAATTGTGCGGGTGACCGGCGTGTCAAAAGTGATTTTTGTATTGACCGGATACTCAGATTGAATAGTCCGCGACAGAGGAATAAAGGTTTGGTCCTGCGTGCCGTATCGCGTATAAAGCTGTACGTCTTTGAAGTTGTAGTCCGAATCCTGTACGGCTAATGGGTTGGCACCAGCACGCAGGATTGGCGTATCGTCCAGAAATACATCTTTAAGCAGTGCAATGTTGTATTCCGGGGTGTCACGGCTATAGGCTTTTGCGTTAGGAAAACCTTCAATTTCACCTTCGCAGATTAGATCCAGAATCTCTGCATACTGAACAGAATCAAGGTTGTCTGGTGTTACTGATGGCGCATAAATCGGAGGCGAGGCATAAATAACCTGCGTGGTAGCGCCACTGCCGCTGCGACCACCGCTGCCTCGAATCTCGGTCATGTCGTTACCTTCTCAGTGCTGGTGCCAGCAGAAATGACGATGCTGCCGACGATGCATTCACCGTAGACAACAGGCACCGGGATGCCTTGACGTGACACGTTTTGCACGCCGCTGAAACTATATGAACGCCGGGGGTCGTTTTCAGCGTCTTGCCCTGAACCGCCGCGACCGCCTGACACTCCAGCATTCAGCTGCGGCGTTGGGGTTAGAAGTTGAGCGACTCCACCAAGGATAAGAGCTGCGCCGACAGCGCCGATTGCTGTAGCAGCGGTTCCACCGATTAAACCCATGCTTATCGCTGCGCCAGCACCTGTAGTTCCACCAAGACCTGCGCCCAAACCAAGAAAGCCACCAGCAGCAGGACCTAAAACAATCGCAGCGGTAACCAAAGCCACACCCGCCAAAATCTGCGTTGTTGCGCCACCCGCACCAGCCATCACCGGGATGATCGAAATCACTTCCTTGTCCCCCGTTGGACCGTGCAATTCGCTGGGGTCTTCACCGATTGGCAGTGCTCGACTGCCGACACGCACCTCGTAATACTGGTCAGCCATGTGCTGTTCCAGTTGCGGGAAATTTGCCAGCAAAAAACGGATTGCCTCGGCGGCATTGGCGACCTCCGCCCGGAATACCCGCCGCTTCAGAAACTTGGCAAGGGCACCGTAAATGCGGATCGTTCGCAACATCTCACTGAAGCCTGCTGCTATGACGCAAGGCGCGTCCGGTGCTTTTCAAATAATAGCCGCCATAAACATCCCGACTACTGAGCCGTCCCATGACGTGGTGCAGGATCAACTGGTCACCAAGGTAGACAGCGCAGTGGTTCAGCTTTGAACTGTTTAAGCCCATCAGCACAGCATCCCCATACTGCAACTCCTCTAAGGAGATTTCCTGGAAACCCGTTGCCTTCCAACTGATGTCAAATAGTGGTGCGTCCTCAAATTCCTGCAACGTCACCGGGCGCTGCCAGTCACGCAGCTCTAGTCCCCATTCCTCCGCATACCAGTCACGCGCCAATGACCAACAGTCGGTAACGCCCCAAACCCATTCGCGTCCGATCAGCGGCGCCTTGTAACCAGTTGGCTGGATCTCATTCCAGGTTTCAAGGTGCGGACAGTAGATGTACCAGGGCAGTTTGCTTTTCTCGCAGGCGATGAGATCCGCTTGGCTGGCTTGTGCTGTGGTGAACGGATGGCTATGCACCACGCCAACGATCTCGCCAGTGTCTTCAGCCGCTGCCCAGTCCGCCGGGTCAAGGATGAAAAAATCGCTATCGACCGCCAGATTCCGGCACGGGACGTACCGTTTGCGACCTTTGATGATGACCACCAGCCCGCAGGCTTCCCGTGACACATCACTAGCGAGATGCTTGACGGCAGTTGTGCGCCAGGTCATGTGAAATACTGTCCCACGCCAGGGAAGCTGCCGAATGGTAAATCGACATTAGTGCCGAATCGCGCTTCGCAACTGGTTAGGCGTTTGCCGCATATATCCACAAAATCGCCGCCATCACCGGGAACTTTTGGCTCAATGTTGCTGGAATAATTGCTGCTCCAAATCGCGGAATTGTTGCTGTCGTACTGGACCAGGTTGCCGTCATTGCCAAGTAGCAGAGAGCCAACATTGCTCAATACGCCGTTGATTCGATATTGTCTACCAACAGGTGTAACCACGCCATTGGGATGATTGCGGAACGGATTGCTTTCGCTGGTTTCAAGGAATAGTTCCAGCCATTCATCCAGATACCATTTGCCGCTGCTGCTTACATAGGTTGCTGATGTCAGCGTCCATGATTTTGTTTGGTTGCTGTAATGCTCAGCAGGCAACGTGAAGTTGGCCGTGCCAGTGAAACTGAAGGTGACCGATCTTAGTCCAAAGGCGAAGATTCGACTTACGGTTTTTGTTTGACCTGATTGGGTATCAGCACTGCCGAAAATCTCCCAAAGAAAGGCGTGTTGCCGGTTGTCACCCGTTTCGGTTTCAATCTGTGGCTCGTCTGTGTTGCTGTAAGCGTTGGTGAAACGTGTGACGCCACCGGCTGTGATAGTAAGCGTGCCATTGTTGCTAAGTGCCAGTGTCGCCTGGGGAAACACAGCCGCACCGGGTTCAGCCGATTTGCCTGTCACCGTATGCCACAGAGGTGTGTCAGCCGTCTCGTTGACTTTGGTGACAGACGGCTCAGCACTCGTACCTGTAGCACTACGCCATAAAGCAGTGTTGTTAGCGCTGTATAAAACGAAATCTCCATTTTTTTCGAGCTTCCAGCGGTAGCCAGTCCACTGTCCATAGCTGCCCTTGTTCAGCCACCAGATTGGGGTGACTCCGGTGTTGTCAAGGAGCACTAGGTTGCCGTCAGCCTGGAAGTAGGCGAAATGCGCTGCGGTGTTGTATGTCCCGGTGTTCCAAACCGCCGTTCCGGCTTTGTCATAGATGACAAGGTTGCCATCTGTCTGCATCGTCAACCTGTACCAGCCGTTTTCGGAGTACAGCGTTTGACCTTTGTAGAGCTTGCTGCTTTCGGTGTTGGAGCACAGGATTTGGCCGGTCCCAGTTGGCAGATTTGGCGCCGGTACTGTTGTCGTTGAAGTGCTGCTGCCTATTCCGTAAATAACGAGGTTGCCATCGTTTTGCAAGACTAATTTCTTGCCTGCATACTGTGGATAGGAACCGTTATTGGACTTCCATACAGGCACATTACTGGATGTATAAAGCACCAGGTTGCCATCATCCTGAAAGTGGGCATATGTGGCGTTAGAGCCGTAGGTATCGGTACTCCAGACAGCGATGTTGTAATTCTGCGATGGTGGTCCGGTGAAGATCGTGCCCTTGCTATACAGCACCAAATTGCCGTCGTTTTGCATCGTCAACCGATACCAGCCGTTGGGCGAGTACAGGTTCTGACCGATGGTTAGTTTGCTAGCGCTGGTGTTGCCAGCAAGAATAATGCCTGTGCCGGTCGGGAAGTTTGCCGTTGGCGTAAAGCTAGTGGGCTGCAGGTACGAGCCAGCATTCCAAATCGCCTTGCCATCGGAGTAGCGATACAGCACTAGGTTGCCGTCTTCTTGGAACACGGCTTTGGACGGCTCCCCAGTGCCCGTGTTCCAGACGGGATCGTTGGCTTTGTTGTAGACGACAAGGTTGCCGTCGCGCTGCATTAACAGTTGATACCAGCCATTAGAGGAAGTCAGCGATTCGCCCGGCCACAACTCGCGGGTACGCGGGGCAGCGGTTGAAACCACCGAACTGTTGCCAGCCGGAAAATTAGGTGCCGCGACTAGCTGCAGCGCATCTTCGTCACCACGCGGATACTTATCTGGCAGCAACTTCGTGAAAGTCAGCGCCGTAATCGCAGCAACGTTCTGCGTATTCGAGTTCCAAGTAGGACGATTAAAGGCGTCATAGACAACGAGGTTGCCATCATCCTGATATATGAAAGTTGACAGACCTTTGGTGTAAGTCAGCGTGCTCCAAACGGCTTTGAGTGCCTTGCTGTAGACGACAAAATTGCCGTCCTCTTGCATTACCGCTTTGTACCAGCCGTTAGATGACACCAAAAACTGGTTTGACAGCAACGATTGCCCGGCGGTTAGAGTCGTCGTGCCAGCAGGAAAGTTTGTTGCAGCGACAAGATTGCCAGGGTTGTCGTTCTCATCGAACACGTTCGAGCCGGTGTAGCCGCACTCAGGACCGCGATATTCCCACTGGCAAATGCCGCTGATGCACTGACGGCCAGGCAGCTTGACGTTAGTCAGGTCCAGGGCTGCGGCAAGCTCAAACTCAACAATGCTGCGATTCTCTGAGACCTTGCGATCGACGTAATAGATTTCACGCGGCGCTTCGGCAGATGGGTCAGGGATGCCGTAGGGATTCTGGTTGTTCTCGAAATTGATCGCGTCCAGATAACGGGCGCAGGTGCGGATGCGGATAACCTTCGCGCCAATCAAATCGTTGCCGGGCGTCAGTTCGTTGACGTTCAGCAGAATTGACGAGATGACACTGAACAGGTTGGAGACGCGCAGTGTCGGGCGCGGCAGTTGCTTTCCGTTAAACTCAAATCCTTCAACTTCAATCGGGAACCGCTGATAACGATTGCCGTTCCACACGATGTCCCCGTTGGAGATTCGATCGTTGACGCCGGAGTGGAAGCGATAAATCTCGCCGGTGCCGTGTAGCGCCAGGGTTGTATGCAGCTCGAACAGCTCGATGATTGCCGATGGGGCAAGCGACTGCAGCTCAGGAACGATTGAAGTCACAGGTCAACCACCTCACGGAACACGGTACCGATCGTCCAGCGACTTGGACCCGTTGATGTCACAGTCCACTCCTGGCAAACAAAAGAACCGACGACATTGTTTGGGGTTGTCCAGTTGAAATGCTGTGTGCCTTGGCGGGCTTCAAGAAAACCTGTGATCTGGTCCTTTTCTGCTGTGCTGACGTTTCCAAACTCTAGGCTCCAAGTTTTAAGGTCTGTGTTGAGGCCGTATGCCAGACGCTGCTCGTAGCCGTCACCGAATTTGATGGCGCGTATTGATGGCTGACTGGATTCTTGTGCGCCGTAGCTGGGCGTCCAGGTGAAGGATGTGGCAGCCATTAGGTCAACAAGCCTCCGGGACGCTTCTGCTTAATCAATTCTGCCTGCACTGCAGCACCAATGGCACGCCCCAGGGCAGCGGAGTTTGGTTGGTTGCCTTGGGCTTGAGTTCCTTTGGCGTCCACGTTAACGACGATGTTGGCACCGCCCATTGCGCTGTTGGGGATGATGCTGCCGCTGCGCCCTGGCATGAACAGCTCAGGACCGCGCTCGCCAACGATTGCAGGCTTGCCGCCGGAGATACTGCCGCCATCAGCAAAACGCGGCAGCGCCTTGAACAGCTTTGAGCCCGGGAACAGGCTGAACAGGGCAGTATTGACTGCGACTTGCAGAAGCTGGTTCGCCAGGTTGCGGAGCATGTTGGAGGCGACTTCTGCCAGCGACTTGGTTTTGTCCATGGCAGCCGTAAGCATGTCAACTACGCCGGTTGCGATGGTCTGTCCAAGCTGCCCATAGATTTGCTCAAGGCGTTGTGCGTCTGCGACTTGCTTCTTGGTTGCGTTTATTGATTCAAGCTTGTTCTTGATATCAGCCTCAGACAACCCCTTGGTGTCTTTCATGATGTCCCGGATCTGCTGCTTAAGAATTACCTCGGCTTCATTGCCATTCAGCCTTGCCTGGAGCAGCTCCTGCTCATCGTTTAAATCTTGCAGGCGATCAATTCCTGTCTGCCGTTGCTGAAGATCAAGAGCAGCAAGTTCTTTCAGCGTCTGGTATTTGCTCTGGTTAAGTTTCTCCTCAACGGCTGCTAGCTGTAGTTTTTTCTCTGCCTGCGGTACATCGCTGGCTTGAATCGCGGCAGCCTCGTGAAGTAGCTCGACGCCACGTTGGATTCCGTTAAGACGGATGACTTCATTTTGATTTTTAGCGATCTCCGCTTCCGCGATCCTTGCCTGCAAATCACCTTGCGAGCGAAGCAGTCCTAGTTCACGGGTAAGCTCTGGTACCCGGCTCTCGCGAGGCTTGCCTTTGCCAGACGTTGATGTTGGAACGCTCGGGGTCTTAGGAGCCGCCGGAGGAGCCGCAAAGCCAGGACCATAGAAGCCAGCCTGAGGCGTTACACCAACCTGTTGGTATAAAGCCAGCTCACGCTGTCTGCTAACTAGCTCCGCCAGTTGAGTGTTGAGCTTTGCAATTTTAGGGGCAGAAAATTCCGCAGAGCCGCCCATCAGCGACATTCCGACCGCTGCCTTTTGCGACTCAATAGTTGCTTGGGCTAGCTGTTCGCGCAGTTCTCCAATCTTTTTGTTTACTTCGTCAAGCGGCGCTTCATTCAGTACCCGATTGTATTCAGCCTGTGCCGCAATCGCCTTATAGGTCTCAGAAATAATCAGACCAATGCCAACGGCGGCTAATGCCCAAGGTGCAGCAACAACGGCTGCTTGATATGCCTTGGTGGCTGCAGTTAAGGCACCTTGAGCGGCTGCTGTTGCATAAATCTGAACACCAAAGGCACGCATCAGGGCGATCTGAGTGCCAATAAAAGCCGCTACACGAGAAGCTAAAAACGCTTGAACAGCCGCATTTAGTGCTACGACAGCAGCCGTCGCCCCACCAATAGCCAGCGCAGCTTGCCCTACAGGCGCAGGGATCTTAGAAAAAACATCAAATAATTGTGCGGTTGTGCCAAGGAAGGTTGTCACAGCCGGCTGGATTCCTTCTGCCAAGCGTTCTTGAAAGTCCCTAAAACTTTCCTGCAAACTGTCAACAGCTCCGGCATAGCCTGCACTTCCAGCCGCTTGTGCAGCGTTGCCATACTGCTTTTCGATTTCCAGGAGGATAAAGTTCTGAGCCTCCAAAAGTCGTCCGCTTTCGACAAGAGCCTTAATCTGCTCCTTCTGCTGTTCGGTGAATTGCGTGCCAGATCGAGCTAGGGCTGTCAAGCCTCGCTCGGGATCTTGTAAAGCTTTTGCTAATTGAAGCAAAGAGCTTCCGACGTCCTGTCGAGTAACCTGAGCCACATCGGCGGCGGCTTTCGCAACTCGCTCGTAACTTGAAACGCCAATGCTTTGAAAACTAGTGAGAAGAGCAAAACCTTTTGTAAAGTCCTCTTCATTGAACAGAGTCGCCTTGCCGAGCTTGTCAGCAATTCCGATAAGACGCTGTAGCTCGCTGGAAGCGGCTCCTACTTTTTTTAAACCATTTTCAAGCGCAGCTGCATCAGCCTGACGTTCGCCTAAGACTTTTAAGCTGCGACTTGCAAGATTAACCGCACCGGTTATAGCAACAATTGGACCGATGACAGAGCGGAACGCAATGCCGAATCGCTGAATATTTGCAGTCGCCGTAGCAGCTGAACGGCTTACGCCTTTGACACTCGCATCAAGGTTCCTGGTCGCAGTGTTAGCCCGTTGCAGCTGCTGGACCGCATTACGAGCGTCAACTGTTAGCCGGACATTAGCTTCTGCCACTGGTCACCCCGCCATAACGCCATGCTACCGACGCTGCATCTTGGCGCGTTCCATCTCCCTTTTCTCTCGCTCGCCCTTCACTTCAAAGTAGGCGGCGTAATAAACAAACTCGGCATCAGTCAGCTCGCTTCGTAGGCGGCTGACCGTCATGCCAAGCTCGCAGGACAGGAAGAACTCAAAAAAGAGCCAGTTGTCCTGCGCT